CAACCCCAATCCAATATGAAATTGCTGACTTCATGCAACACGGCCCAAAACGAGCAGTTATACAGGGTTTTCGAGGGGTTGGAAAAAGCTGGATATGCTCTGCTTACGTTGTTCACCAACTCCTCCTCGACCCACGAAAGAATATACTGGTTGTCTCTGCTTCAAAAACACGCGCAGATGACTTCTCAACTTTCACCCTTAGAATCATCCATGAGCTCGCAATCCTGCAGCACCTCCGACCAAGTGATAAACAGCGATTCTCTAAAATATCTTTCGACGTCAGACCTGCACCAGCTAGCCATGCACCTTCCGTCAAATCCCTCGGAATTACATCACAACTGACAGGTAGCCGTGCCGACATCATCGTAGCTGACGACGTCGAGGTTCCGAACAATTCTGCTACCCAGACCATGCGAGACAAGCTGTCCGAACAGGTCAAGGAGTTCGACGCGATTATCAAGCCAGAGGAGGAATCCAAGATTCTTTTCCTAGGCACACCACAGTGTGAAGACACAATCTATTCTAGCCTAGCTGAGAGGGGCTACAAGGCTCGAATATGGCCTGCCCAATACTGCACCCCAAAAGACAACGAAACGCGCTATAACGAGCAACTCAGCGCCATCTGTATAGACGAGGACAAAAAGGGTCGATCAACCGAACCAACGCGCTTCTCAGACGTTGACCTAGCCGAACGAAAAGTCTCTTATGGCTCTGCCGGCTACGCACTTCAATTTATGCTCGACTCAAATCTAAGCGATGTAGAGCGCTATCCATTAAAACTAGCAGATCTCCTGGTGATGTCTGTAGACACAGAGGTCGCCCCAGAAAGACTTGTCTGGGCTAAATCCCCAGAACTTGAGTGGGATAGCTCTGTTCCCAACGTAGGGATGACCGGCGACAGGTTCTATAGACCTCTGAAGGTCATTGGAGAACATATCAAATACACAGGATCAATCATGTCGATTGACCCCTCTGGACGCGGTAAAGACGAAACAGGATATGCCGTAGTCAAAATGCTCAATGGTTTTCTCTACGTGACTGCTGCGGGAGGAATCAAGGGAGGATACCAAGAGGACACCCTAAAGTTCCTCTCAGTTACTGCAAAGAAACATAAGGTCAACAGTATTGTTATCGAGTCTAACTTCGGTGACGGTATGTTCTGCGAACTCCTCAAACCAGTCCTCCACAAGATTCACTCCTGTAGGATTGATGAGGTGCGCCACAACACCCAAAAGGAAAAACGCATAATCGACACCCTGGAGCCTGTAATGTCAGGCCACAGACTTG